GGAAGGCGACATCATGGTCGAGGGCGAGAGCGGCCTGCTGGCGATCTGCCCCGACCACGAGCGCCCCGTCTATCTCCCCAGCAAGCGCCGGCTCGACTGGCCCACCGGCGCCACCAGCCTCATCTTCACCGCCGACGAGCCCGAGCGGTTGCGCGGCAAGCAGCACGAGCGGCTGTGGGCCGATGAGGTCGGCGCCTGGCGCTACGCCGAGGCCTGGACGCAGGCAATGCTGGGGCTGCGCCTCGGCACCGACCCGCGTGTTGTCGCCACGACAACGCCTCGCCCCACCCCGCTCATCCGCGAGCTCATGGCGGATCCAGCGACCAGCGTCACCCGCGGCAGCACCTACGACAACGCCGCCAACCTGGCGCCCGCCTTCCTCCAGACGATCATTCGCCGCTATGAGGGCACCCGGCTGGGCCGGCAAGAACTCCTCGCCGAGCTGCTCACCGATGTCGACGGCGCGCTCTGGACGCATGCCATGCTGGACGCCCACCGCGTCCAGGTGGCGCCCGACATGGCGCGCATCGTCGTCGCCATCGACCCGGCCGTCACCAGTGGTGAGCAGGCCGATGAGACGGGCATCGTCGTGGCTGGCAAGGGCGTGGACGGGCACGGCTACGTCCTTGCCGACCTGACGTGCCGCCTGTCGCCCGATGGCTGGGCCCGGCGCGCCGTCAATGCCTATCACGCCTACGAGGCCGACCGCCTCATCGCCGAGACCAACAATGGCGGCGAGCTGGTCAAGCAGACAATCCACACGGTCGACCGCCGCGTCGCCTACCGGGCCGTGACGGCCACCCGCGGCAAGCGGGTGCGGGCCGAACCGATCGCCGCGCTCTACGAGCAAGGAATGGTGCATCATGTCGGCACGCTGCCTGCCCTCGAGGACCAGATGACGGCCTTCGTGCCGGACAATTACGACGGCAGTCCTGACCGCGTCGACGCGCTCGTGTGGGCGCTCACCGATCTGATGGTGACCGGCGCGGGGCCGTGGCGAGCTATTTAGACCGCGTCGTCGCGGCCACCCAGCAGGCCTGGCGCTCGCTCAAGGCCCGCACGCTCACATTCGTCGGGAACCAGCCGCAGTGGCGCACGGTCCGGCTCGGCCGCACGCGCTACTCCTACGCCGGCGCCGTCGGCGATGGCCGCGGCAACGCCGCCCTCATGGCCGTCGTGCTGTGGGTCTGCCGCACCTTCCCCGAGGCGCCGATGCTGGTGCAGATCCGGCGCCGCAGCGGCGACATTGAGCCGCTGCCCGACCACGCCCTCACCCAGCTGATCGACACGCCCAACCCCCACTACCCCGGCGAGCTGCTGTGGTGGGCCACGCTGGCCGACTGGATGCTCACCGGCAATGCCTATTGGCTCAAGATCCGCAGTGGCGCCGGCCGCGTCGTGGAGCTGTGGTGGCTGCCCGCGGCCACCGTCACGCCGAAGCGACCGGATGACGGCAGCCAGTTCGTCAGCTACTACGAGTACGTGCCCACCGGCACCGTCAATGTCCGCTACGCCCCCAGTGAGATCGTCCACTTCCGCTACGGGCTCAACCCCGCCGATGGCGGCCTGACCGGCAGCAGCCCCGTCGCCGCCCTGCTGCGGGAAGTCTTCACGGATGACGAAGCCGCCAACTACTCGGCCTCACTGCTGCGCAACCTGGGCGTGCCCGGCGTCATCGTCAGCCCGGCCATCGAGGGCGGCGCCACCACCGACGACCTGCGCGCCAGCAAGCAGGCGTTCATGAGCGCCTTCGGCGGTGACAACCAGGGCGAACCGCTGTTCATGTCCGGCCCGACGAAGGTCGAGGTACTCAGCTTCAACCCGGAGCAACTGCAACTCACCAGCCTGCGCCGCATTCCCGAGGAGCGCATCAGCGCGATCTTCGGCGTGGCAGCCGTCGTCGTCGGGCTCGGCGCCGGCCTCGATCGCAGCACCTACAACAACTACAAAGAGGCGCGGGAAGCGGCGTATGAGAGCAACGTCATCCCCACCCAGCGCCTGCTGGCGGCGCAACTGCGGTCGCAGCTGCTGCCCGAGTTCGGCGACCCGATGCGCCTCAGCATCGGCTTCGACCTGGCCGCCGTGCGTGTGCTCCAGACCGATGAGAACGAGCTGGCGATCCGCGTCGATACCCAGCTGCGCGGCGGCGCCATCACGCTGGACGAGGCGCGGGCGATGCTGGGCAAGCCGCCGGTCGAGGGTGGCCACGGCAACGTCTTCTACGTGCCCACCCGGAATACGGTGACGCCGGCTGACGAGCTCGACGCCCCACCCGAACCGATGCCCGCGCCCCTGGCGCTCCCGGCTGGTGAGGCGGCTGATGAGGCCGAACAGGACGAGGACGAGGACGTACAGGCCGCGGCACGCCGTCTCCAGGACACGAATGGGCATAAGGCGCCTGCCCTCGTCGGCGGGAGGATGAACTGATGCATGACGTGAAGCACATTACCACCAGCGCCGAGTTCAAGGCCGACGGCCCCACCGGCAGCCTGCGCGCCGTCATCAGCACCTTCGACGTGGTCGACATGGACGGCGATATCGTCGCCGCGTCCGCGTTCACCGACGGCCAGGCCGTGCCGCTCGTCTGGGCCCACGATTGGAGCAGACCCATCGGCAAGGGCGCCATCAGGGTGGAAGCCAATCGCGCCGTGTTTGACGGCCAGCTCTTCCTGGACACCGCCGATGGCCTGAACGCCTTCAACACGATCAAGGGCATGGGCGATCTCCAGGAATATTCCTGGGGCTTCCGCATCCTCGATGCCGAGCCGGTGTCGAAACAGGGCGTGGACGCGCGCTGCATCACCAAAGCTGAGGTGTTTGAAGCCAGCCCCGTGCTCGTGGGCGCCGCCGGTCGCGGCCGCACGCGCACGCTCAGCCTGAAGGGCGAGGGGCTGGACTACGACACGCACGCGGCGCAGACGCTCGGCGCCGTGGAAGAGTTCGTGGAGCGCACGCGGTCTGGGTCAGACCTCCGGGTGAAGCGGGGACGGCCCATCAGTGAGGCGCGGCGAGTGCGGATGGCATCAGTCCGGGACGGACTGCGCGGCCATGCCGACGAGGTCGACGCCATGCTGCTGGAAACGGCCGAGCCTGAGGCGCCCATACAGCGCGGCACAGCCGCGCCTTCATCCCACTCCCAGCCAGATGGCGGGTCGCCAGAGGCGAAGACAGAGCGCGGGTTCCCCGCGCATCACGCACCGGCACCCGACGCCGATCTCGTCGCCATTCGCGAGGAGCATGCACGGCGCATGGCTCGCTACGGCGTGGACGAGTACGGCCTCATCCGCTAGGAGCAGAGCATCATGGCACAGCGGTCATCCCTGGTTGACGTGCGCGAGGAACTGGCCGAGCGGTCACGCCAGCTCAACGACATCATGCGCGAGGCCGGTCCCGACCTGGACCTGGCGCTCGTCACCAGCATCAATGGCGACACCGCCTACAAGGCCGGCGAGATCGAGTACTACGAGGAGACGACCTTCACCAATGCCGCGGCGACGGTGGCAGAGGGTGTCGCCAAGGCAGAGTCGGCCATCGCCTGGACGCTGCGCACCGAGACCGTCCGCAAGATCGCCCACTGGATCCCGGCCACCAAGGAGTCGCTCGACGACGTGGCCTTCCTGGAGAGCACCATTCGCACGCGGCTCGCCTTTGGCGTGCAGCGCACGGAGGAAGCCCAGCTCCTGACCGGCGATGCGACCGGCACCAACCTCCGCGGCCTCATCAACCGCGTCGGTATCCAGACGCAGGCCAAGGGCGTCGACCCGACCCCCGATGCCATCTATCGGGCCATGCAGAAGGTCCGCGGGGCGTCTGGCAGCGGCTTCGCCGAGCCGGATGCGGTCATCCTGCATCCGAATGACTGGACCGACATCAAGTTGCTCCGCACCGCGGACGGCATCTACATCTGGGGCAACCCGAGCGACGAGGGGCCAGACCGCATCTGGGGCAAGCAGGTGAGGCAGACCACAGGCATGACCGAAGGCACGAGCCTGACCGGCGCCTTCCGCGCCCACGCCCAGGTCGTCCGGCGCGAGGGCGTGACCGTCACGCTGAGCACGGAACATGCGTCATACTTCATCGAGAACAAAGTGGCGATATTGGCAGAGAGCCGACTTGCCCTTGCCGTTTTTCGCCCCAGCGCGTTCGCGACCATTACCGGCATCTAGCCTGGCACGGGAACTGGGATATCGAGGCAGGGGCGTCCAGCGTGGCGCCCACTGCTCGCAGGAGGCACACCAATGCCAGTCATCCAGGGCGGCATGGTCATCGAAGGCGTCCTCGGCCGTGCCGTGCTCACCAGCGGCGCCCCGGTCGCCGGCACCAACGAAGTCCAGACGCTGACCATCGGCGGCACGCCGACCGCCGGCACCTTCACGCTCACGCTGGAAGGGCGCACGACGGACGCCATCACCTGGAGCAACGTCAACGCGACGCTGCTGGCGGCGATGGTGACCGCGCTGAATGCTGCCTTTGGCACATCCAGCGTCGTGCCGACCGCCGGCACGCTGACCGCCGGTATCGGCACCATCCTGCTGACCTTTGGCGCGGCCTATGCGCGGCGGGCGGTCAGCACCATGAGCGCCACCAGCTCGCTCACCGGCACGGCGCCGACGCTCGCCGTGGCCGAGACGACCCCGGGCGTGGATGCCACGTACCGCGGCGCCGCGACGGGCTCCATGCTCACCCGCACCGATACCGGCATCCTGCACGTCAACACCAGCACGACCGCCGGCGCCCCCACCTGGACCGCCCAGG